CCGGGCCGGGATTCCGGCCTAGCGTGTCCCGGCCAAGGGCGCCGGCGACCGCGCCTGCGGTGTGTTCCTGGCTCCGCCGGTCCGGTTCAATCCGCTGAACGGCGGCCACGAAACCGACTGGCGGGTGGCGGTGCTGGCCGACGCCGGCCCCGGCCTGGACGCCTGGGAACAGCTGGACGCCCTGCTGGACCAGCTCGAGCCGCACGTCTCCCTGGTGTCCGCCGACCCGGGCGCCTACCAACTGCCGCCCGGAAACAAAGACCCCGTCCCCGCCTACCTCTGCACCCTGACCGAATAGGACACCGCCATGGCAATCACCACATCCAAGCTGAAGACCGGCACGCTGACCCTGGACGCGCTGCCGTTCGCCACCCAGGCCACCAACGTCCGCCTGACCCCCGAGGTAGACGAGCAGGGCGACCCGATCGAGACCCTGTCCGGCGACCAGGAGGGCGCCGACGAGGTCACGTCCTGGACGCTCACCGTCGAGGCCGTCCAGGACTTCGACGACCCGACCGGTTTCGTCAAGTTCTGTTTCGACAACGCCGGCCAGTCGGTGCCGTTCACCTGGACCGCGTCCGCGACGTCGCCCGAGTGGTCCGGGTCGCTGACCGTCCGCGCCGTCGAGTTCGGCGGCCCGGTCAACACCCGCAACACCACCGAAGCCGAGTTCCCGGTCATCGGCACCCCCACCTGGACCCCGGCGGTCTGAGCCATGGCGACCCGGTCCGCGTCGGTGTCGGTGGTCGGCCTGGCCCGGCTCCGCCGCGACCTACGCGGCATCGGGGCGGACCTGGCCGACCTGAAAGACGCCAACCAACGCGCCGCCGGCATCGTCCAACAGGCCGCCGCCTCCCGGGCGCCACGCCGGTCCGGAAAGCTCGCCGCGTCCGGCCGCGCCTCGAGGACGGCCGGCCGGGCCACCGTCATGTTCGGCGGTGCCCGGATCCCCTACGCGGGCCCGGTCCACTGGGGCTGGCCGGCCCGCGGGATCGAGCCGGACCCGTTCATCCCCGACGCCGCCCAGGCCACCGAGTCCCTGTGGCTGCCGGCCTACGAAGCCGACCTGAACAAGCTGGCCGGCTCCCTGGACGGCCACCGCTACTAACCCACACCGCACACCATGGAAGGGCACACCATGACCGACACCGCCAAGCCGATCCCGGAGCCTGTCTGCGAGGTCGGGGAGGACTTCACCGAGCTGGTGACGATCGCTGAAATCGGCATCGTGGCCCGGCTGCTGAAGGCCGACCCGGTCACCGAGATTGAGCGGCAGGGCCCCCAACAGTGGGAGGCCATGGCCCGGCTGGGCTGGGTGCTGGACCGGCGCCGGGATCCGTCGGTGTCGTTCGACGTGTGGTCCGGGCTGACCCTGCCCGAGCTGCTGGCCGCGGTCGGGATCCCGATGGGCGACACCCCCGAGGACCGGGAGGCCCGCGCCGTCGCCCGGGACCAGGCCGACGCCGTGGACCCTACGGTGCCCGCGCCCGCGTAGCGGTCGCGCATGCCTGGGGCTGCCTGCCAACCGACCTGGACCAGCTGGACCGCCGCACGTTCGACCTGATGGTTCAGGCCCTACAGAAACGGAAGTGAGTCACCGCCATGGGCCGACCGGCAACCCTGCGGGTGGATATCGCCACCAACGCCAAGACCACCGGCATCGACCAGACCGAATCGCGGCTGGGGAAGTTCGGATCCCGGGCGAAATCGGTCGGGAAGGCCGCCGCCCTGGGGCTGGCCGCGGTCGGGGTAGCCGCCGGCGCCGCGGCCAAGGTGGCGGTCGACGCCGCCTCCCGCCAACAGCAGGCATACGGGGCGCTCGACTCGATCTACGGGAAGAGTGCGAAGCGGGTGAAGGCTTGGGCCGCCACCGCCGCGGACAGTGTCGGATTGGCCCGGTCCGAGTATGCCGAGCTGTCGTCCCTGGTCGGTGCCCAGCTCACGAATATGGGGCTGTCCACCGACAAGGCCGCGGCGAAGTCGAACGCGCTGATCAAGACCGGCGCGGACCTGGCCGCCACGTTCGGCGGGTCCGTCTCCGATGCGGTGTCCGCGGTGTCGTCGCTGCTCAAGGGCGAAACGGACCCGATTGAGCGTTACGGCGTCTCGATCAAGGCCGCCGACGTGTCCGCCCGGCTGGCCGCCGACGGCCTGGACGGGCTGACCGGGAAGGCCGCGAAACAGGCCCAGGCCCAGGCCCTGCTGTCCCTGCTGACCGAACAGACCACCAAGAGCCAGGGCGCGTTCGCCCGGGAGTCCAACACCCTCGCAGGCCAACAGGAACGGCTGAAAGCGAAGTTTGAGAACGTCAAGGCCACCATCGGCACCGCGCTGCTGCCGATGCTGACCCGGCTTTTCTCCTGGGTGAACGAAAGACTGCTGCCCGGCGCCACCCGGCTAGGCCGCTACCTGTCCGACCGGTTCGGGCCGGCCATGGCCCGGGTCGGGGAATGGGTGTCGACCCGGCTGGTGCCCGCCCTACGCAACCTCGTGTCCTGGTTCATGGACAAGGTCTACCCCTCGATCAAGGCCGCGGTGATCCCGATCCTGAATGGGGCGCGGTCCGCGTTCGGGTCGGTGGCCGCCGCGATCGAGCGGAACAAGGGCCCGCTGATGGACATCGTCCGGTTCCTGGGCCGGGTGATCGAGGTATCCGGGCCGGTCCGGCACGTCGTCGGGGTGCTGCTGGGTGCTGCCTTCCGGGGCGCCGGGAAGTTCATCGGCGCCATGGTCGACGGCATCGGATTCCTGGTCAACGGCCTGGGCACCCTCGGGTCCTACCTGGACTGGATCATCGGCAAGCTGCGCGCCCTGGCGTCGGGTCCGACCAAAATCCTGTCCAAGCTGGGGTCGCTGTTCACCGCCGAGGGCCCGCACCGGATGACCCCGCGGCTGGTCGGCTGGGCGCCCGGCGTGACGTCCCCGGGCGCATCGTTCACCACCGCCGGCCTGGTCACCGGCGCCGGCATCGACCTGGCCGGCCTGGGCGCCCTGACCCCCGCCCGCGCTTCCTATGTGGACGCCCGATCGTTCCCGGTCACCGTCCAGGTCGACGGCGGCGCCCTGGTCGACCCCGCGGTGGTCGACCGGATCCAGCGGTCCCTGGACCAGCGGCAGCGGCAGCTGGGCCGGCAGCCGGCGTTCGGGGCGGTCTGATGCCCGCGACCGGAGAACGTGCCGACGCGCTGGCGCACCAGTCCCGGGTGATGCGACGGCTACGGCAGCACACGTCGAGCACCGCCGAGCTGGAGCTGGGCCCGGTGATCTTCACCAACGAAACCCGCTACGCCGGGACCATCGGCGCGGCGCACCTGACGTCGTTCCGGATGTCCCGCGGCCGTCAGGGCGCCAACGAGGTGGCCCAGCCCGGCACCGTCACGTTCGCGGTGCCGGTGCACGGCCCCGACGACCTGGCCGCCTACCAGGTCAACGACCGGCTCTGGGTGCGGGTGTCCGGGCTGGCGTTCAAGTACCTGCTGGACACCGACACCTATCCGGCGCCGGAAACCTATCTGTGCGCCTACGACGCCCAGGTGGTCGAAGCCACCCTGGACTACGTCACCCGGGGCCGCGGCCAGCCCCCGGCCGCGGTGATGCGGGTCACCTGCACCGGCCCGAAGGCCCGCGCCGGACAGGTCCGAATCGGTGACACCCCCTGGCCCGATGAGCCCCTGGGGGACCGTCGCGGCCGGATCAGCGTGGCGACCAACCTGGCCGGGACCTGGCTCGGCTACCCGCTGCCCCCGTTGGGCGGCTGGGGCGGCGCCGCCGACGCCGGGGTGATGGTCGCCGCCCGCGATGCCGACCACACCGACCCGGCCGCGCTGATGGACAGCCTGGCCGCCGACGTCGGCGCCAATTGGACCGAATCGCTGCGCTACGGCGGCCGCATCCTCTGGGAGACGATGGAGGACCGCGCCGGGAAAGCCCCAGTGGTCACCCTGACCCCGGACGAAATCGCCGCCACCGCGACCTGGGGCGTGTCCCTGAACGGGCTGCTGAACCGCTACACCGTCGAGTACGGCCCCGAGGACGCCCGCGCGTCGGTCACCGTCGAGGACGCCGAATCAATTGCCACCTATGGCGAGTACGCCGCAACCCGCACCAGCGAGCTACTGGATGAGGCGGACGCGCTCCG